TGAATGACTTTGGTTTCCGCAGATTTATTACCTGGGGCAGAGCGAATGTGCGGACTGAGATGTTCCTTTACGCATTTGCATTCAATGTGAAAAAGTACTGGATGAAACGGGAACACGGACGGCTTCAGACCCGTGTGTCCGAGAAAATGACCGCGTAGCGGCCAATAATTGAAAAGTTTTCCACACAGGCCCGGTTTTTGAGGATGGGGCTGGCTTTGCCATTCCCTTTGTCTCCAAAAATCGGCTTCTTTTTACACAAACCCTTCCTTGCGACACAAAAAGAGGGCGTGCTGCAGAGGGTTTCCTCTGCAACACGCCCTTTTATCACTTTTTCTTCTTTTTCATGTTCAAATTTCCAAATGTCAGTTTCTAATGCTTTCTTTGTTGTTTCCCATCCGATATTCCAAAATGCTTCTTGCCATAATTCCATACCAGTTTCATAATCAAATTGAGCAGGAACATATTCTTTTTTATAAACAATCAAACCTTCTTGTTCTAGCTGTTTACAGAATTTTTTTGCAAAATAATAAGTTATATCTAAACATTTTGATATTGTTCTTGTACTTACAACATAACCTGGATTCATTATGCAAACATCATTCACACATATCAATCTGAAAATTTCTCGTTTCATTACTTCGTGACTTGGTTTTTGTATGATATTTCCCTTTACATCTCGCATTTTATTTTTTCCTTTCTTGATACTTTTCCCATTTAAAATTTGAATATCTACATTTTGCTTGTCTTTCTTTTCCAAGTATTCTTCCATTTCTTGTGCAAATCTGATACCACCATAAAATATCAGTTCTATATCTTACACATATAATCCAATTTTTAATAAATGGATTATATGTGATTTTATTTACATGAAATTCTGTTTTTGGCATATCAATTCCCCCTTATCTTTTGTTTTTATTGACCATCTGCTTTTATGAATATTCTGCATTTTTTACCTTGTATTTTTTTATCAATAATTACAAAATTAAAATATTTTTTGACTTGTTTTGAAAATTCCCCACTTGATAATTCTTGCAAACTATTTCTAATACAAAATTCTTTATATTTCATATAAACTTGATTTGTTGGTTCATTTTCAATGTTGATTTCTTCCGCTTCACATTCCTTAAAGAAACCTATGATTGGATTATTTGTTTCTTCATATTCATTCAATTCATCTTGTACTTTTACAGATGTTGTGAATCTTCGATTTGTTAACACCCTTTTCAATCCTTCAATTCCTAATTTTATAAGATATTCCATTGATTCTTGACTTTGTAATGTATCACCAATGAATGGTTTAAAATCAGGATTGTCAGGTGTAAATTTTGCATTAAATGGAACAATAACCAATCTTCTTAATATTGCTGATGAATCCCTACCTTTACCAATTCTAGGAATGGTGTTTGCACTGAATACTAATTTCACATAAGGTTCAAAATCAAATTTTGGTTGTCCTTTTTGTTCTGCATCTATTGTTTCACCTGTTACTATTTTTTTAAATTCAGCAGCATCTGTAATGAATTCATCTGAAATATCATCACCTATATTTGCTAATTTTCCAAATAACATTACTGTTGAAAATCTATCATTCAATTTTTTCAAATCAAGAACCGAAACATTTCTTTTTCCTAGCATTGTTTTTAATAAATTCAAATATGTACTTTTACCATTTGAACCGCTTCCAGTAAGTATGAATGCCTTTCCTAATTCATTTCTTCTATACATACAATATCCAATCAATTCTTCAAGCAGCATCCTTATTTCTTTATCTTTACATGCGATATTATTTAAAACTTCATCTGTTGATTCATAATAAGCATGTGGGTTGTAATCCCAATCTATTTTGTTTGTGATTACATATTCAGGTGAAAATTGAAAGAATTCATCTGTTGTAATATTGTAAATTCCATTTCTAAATGCAATCATATTTGCAGATGTTGATGGTGTGCTTTCTCTTATCATAATATCCAAATATGACATTACTTCTGTTCTTTTTGCTCTGTTAAGTTGTGGTATGTGTTTTATCATTGCTGATTCAATTTCTTGTTGTCCTGCAACATAGATTCCATCTTTGTATAAATGTAATTGGTTGTTAATTCTGATAATGTGATGATTATTTTTTAAAAATATTGCAAATTTATCAAATAAAAATGTTGAACCTTTGAAAAATACTGGTTTTGCAAATGCTTCATCACGAATTATTACATCAACTTCATCATCTGAAAGTGGTTCTTTTAAAACATATTTATTAATCAGTTTTATAGTTTCCCTTGCTTCTTCTTTTGAAAAATCATTGCTTTGTAATGTTAGTATGTAATTAAATAATGATTGATTTCTTCCATCCCCTGCACTCATATTCAAAAAATCCATAGTTGTTTTTATAGGTAATAACCATTTTGGAAGTTCTTGTGCTTCTTCATTTTCTGCTGCATCATATAAAATTGGTCTTTCTTCATCTTTAAATTTTAAAATTGAATATGCATTTCTTTTACCAATTTTAATGTCTGCGGTTACACCTATTGCTAATGTTGCATGTGTTCTGTTACTTTCAACTACTGTATTTTTAAAAAGAAAATGTTTTCCCCTGGTAGTCTTATACACTCTGCATCTTAATTTTAAATCTTGAACGATTTTGAAAAGTATTTCACTTTCATCAAAATCATCTATATCAATAAGAATTGTATCAGTTGCTAGTATTCCAGCAAATTCTGATAGTGATTGAACTTGTTTATAATTTTTGAAATCTGTTCTACCTTTGAACTTTTCAACACACTTTTTGTCCTTGGTTTCTACATAACCTTTGAAGAACATTTTTCAATCACCACCTTTCATTTGTTATCCCATCTCATATAATTTTCAATAAATTCTTCTAATTTGGGATTCATCATATTTTGTCTTGTTAATTCCCTTTTAAAATTATCTATATCTTCGATTTTTTGTCTGTTGTCATATTCAACATCAATATCACAACAATCCAATAATCCTTGAATTTCATCCGTATATTTTATATGTAATATTTCTTATTCCATCTACATCACCCCAAAATCCTTTAATCTTTTTTTAGCAAGGTCAATGTACCATTCCTTATTTAATTTCTTTGGAACTTTCACACCATTAACTTCATCATTGTATATAAAACAATGTTCAGGTGAATTTGATATTTTTGCTGGTCTTCCTGTTGTAGCATGTATTTTTTGAACACCTTCATCATTTAAGTCATTAGATGCAAATATTCTGATACATTTTTCTTTTATTTGTTTATTTCCATGAATAATATGTGTGTATTTACTTGATATTTTTGTAACAAGTTGGAATTCTTTCAATTCATCACATTCATTAATTGTTTTTTCGACTGGTACATTGTGAACCATGTATTCAATTAATGCCTTATTTATAATTGGTAAATCATAATCAAGATTGTTTAATTTCTTAACATAAGCACCTTTTGACTTATATTTACCTTCTGCATCAACAATAATGTAATTGTTTACATCCTTTTGAAATACCTTTCTGAATTCATCAAATTCCAAATTTAAATGTGTTCTTTGTTCCCATTCATAAGCAATATCATCAATCAAATCAAAATCTTCATATTTGTTCATTTTTATTAAAATACCATCTGTATTTGATTGAATTATTTGACAATGTGGTTCAAGTTTTTCAATTAAATCTAATAATAACAATTGCCCATATACACAAACCCTATTTGCTTGAAGTGGGTCATACAATCCATTGTTTTTATCTTTCATAACACCATATGTTGAATTTAATACTAATTTTAATGGTGCTTGAAGTGGGTTTTTCTCTTTTTTGTATTTCAATCTTGTATGATAAATTTCTTCATATTTTTTTGGGTCTTTCATATTTCTACTATGTAAATTGTATTGAATCATTAATGAAGGATATAGGGATGCAACATCCATGTTTAGAAAATACCCTTCACCTGAATATTGTGGAATCGCACCATGTACACCACCCCAACCAAATTGATGTGGAACACCTGCAACCATAATATCCAATTGATTTTTCTTACCATCTTTTTCATAGCAACGATTGTCAAGATTTTTATACCAATTTACAACATCTTTGTATTTTTCTATTTTTAAAGTTGAAGGAAAATCAATTTCAAATTCATCATCATGTTCTTTTTGGGTTGCTTCCAAAATAATTGCAGCCAATTGTGATTTTGTTTTTGAAATTAATGATAGATTCAATGGTTTCCCTTGACATGCTAGTTTTACCAATCCCATATGTGCTTCAAAATCTGATTTTCTTTGAAGAAAAACTTCAATTGTTTGTTCAACATCATGTCTACAATATTTTACTGTTTCTTGAATTTCTTCTTCTGTAAGTTTTCTATCTATATCAAAAGGAACTGATGATTCCTTTATGTTGTTACCCATAAAACCTTCAAAACTTTTCAACCCCCTATCAATATTTGACATTACATCATAGTTATTTAATGGTATGTTTTTAAACAAAGATGAAAATTTCCAACCAGGATTTCCTTTCACTATGATGTAATCATTTATTCTTTTCGGGTCAAAACCACAAAGGATGCCTTTCAGAATGTATTGGTCATAGTGTCTGCTGTTAAATCCAACCCATATATCATTGATATTTTCATTATAAATTTTTTCTAGTTCTTCACTATTATTTATAATTACATGTTCTTTTTTGTTAGTCATATCAATAATAACAACCAGCCAATCTTCTTTGAAAACTTCAAAGTCATAAAATAACATTCTTATTCACACCCTTTCTTTATTTATTGGGGGAATAAATCCCCCTTATTCAATTAATCTTCTAGTGTATACACTTCTGTGATTTCATAATTGCTGAAATCTTTTTTACCTTTTGAATATTTAAGTGCATATTCAAAATTATTGTCTATTGCTTCAAATATATCCATTATTAAGTTTGAATATTGTTTGAATGTTTTAAATTCAACATTTGGTGCATCATTGCCCATTTCTGAAACCATCATTCTTAATATTTCATTTACTTTGTGTATTTGGAATCCTTGTGTAATTACTTGATTGTAGAAAATTATGCTTCCTTTATATTCACCTTCTGATACTATCTTGAACCATATTGAAACCATTGGGTCACCTTTTGAACTTGCTTTTAATTCCATTTGTTGAACTGCAACTTCATATTCACCATGTGGCACTTCTTTATAATTACCACTTCCACCATTTTCTGCTGCTTCTGCAACATCTTTTGCCAATCCTTCTGTGTCAACTTCGTTATCCCATTTATCAAAAATATTTTTTTCACTCATTTTATTTCACCTTATTTTTAACCTTTCTTTTATTAATGATTTATGAATGCAACTGTTACTTGTAATGCTTGTTCTTGTGTGAATCCTGCATTTACATGTGCATCAAATAATTTTTTATTTTTCTTTGCTATATCATTGATTTTGTCATCAATATTTCTTTGTGGCGGTTTGTTACCTTCTAAATGTTCAAATATTGTTTCTGCAATTATTTCTTCAACAGATTTTGCCATGATTATTCACCCCTTCTTTTTCTTGTTCTTGTTGCCTTTGGTGCTTCTTCTTTCTTTTCATCTGTTGTTTCTTCAACCGCTTCTGCATTTTCTTTTTCTTCTTCCAATTGATTTCTTACTTCTTTTTCTGTTGGCATTGCCAAAGCATCTTCAATTGTTGTTGGTGTTCCATTCGCCATTGTGATTTCGTTCATTTTTTCTTCAACTTCTTCATCAGTAACTTTTGTTTTTCTTCTTGTTGTAGCTGTTTTTGGTTTTTCTTCACCTTTCATTTTTGCTATTGTTGATTTATTTGCTTCTTCATATACTGTTAAGAATAAGTCATATTCCAAATCAATTTCATTTACTGATGTTGTTAATCTTCCACCACCAAATACAACTTCATTTGATTTGAATGATAAAGTTCTTTTGTTATCATCTGCAACAATTCTTGCAACCATATCAACCATACCTGCAACTTTGTTTGCTGCTTTTTCTTGAAGATTTGGTTTGATTGCTGTGATTTTATCTCCACCTTTTTTTGTAATGTCTTTTGATGCATCTTCATGTGATATTAAAATTATGTTTTCATAATCTAAATTCATAAGTCTTTTTAATGTTGATAAAAATTCAGTTCTAACCTTGTCCCATGCTCTAAATGAATCATCACTTTCATGTGTTATTCCCATTTGGTCATACATATAAAGTCTGCAATATTCATATGTATCTTCTAGTAAGTCAACAACTATTGTTTTGAAATCATTTTCTTTCTTTTCTAATTCTGCAATTGCTTCTTTGAATACTTCCCAAGCAAATTTTCTTTGTGTCATTCTTCCTGTAACTTTCACTTCATCCTTAATTGGAATGAATGGTGCATCAACAAATTTTATATTTCCATCTGTATTTAACATTAATGGGTCAGGAAATTTGTTTGCAAATGTTGTTTTTCCACTAAATGGTGAACCATACAACCAAAGTGTTTTTTTACTTATTTTTTCAATATTTCTTCTTTCATTTTTAGGTAAATTCATAAAATAATCATATCCTTTCTTACAATATTCTTGATATTCACACCAATTACACAACCAACCTTCTTCTTTTTTAAATTCTGTTTCTTCTAGCATTCTTTTTGTGTTAGTTAAAAAGTTAATTATGTATTCAGGGTTATAATCAATTTCTAAAAATTTAATTTCTGTTTTTTGCAATTCATCTTGAATTCGTTGTCTGAAATCACTTAATTCTTCTGTTTTCTTTTGTCTTATATTGACTTTTGGTACAAGCATGAATTTCATGTTTCTTATCTTTTTACCAGGATGTGTTTTTTCAAAATAATATTTATATAAATGTAATTGTGGTGAATCTTTATAATGATAAACATTATTTGAATATTTAAAATCATAAAGGTCATAAACCGTAGGTTCAATCACTGAATTACCAACTTCATCAAATAATTCTTCGCCACTAACTGGTACTAACAAATCAATAAATCCGATAAAATCTTCATCTTGAATTTGTACTTCGTACTCACCTTGTGGTAAAAGTGCCTTTGCTCTTGGAATTTGAAATTCAAGTTTCATTGCTTCATTTATATGTTCATCTGTGATTACTGTGAAATTTTTGTAATATTCATCTATTGCAGTTTTCACATCTTTTTCAATTCCAGTATGAAGTGCAGTTCCTAAAAATAATGGGTTATCTGCATTGTCAGGTTTTAAAACTTCGTATTTATCAATGTATCTTAATTTGTATCTATAAGGACATCCTTCAAAGCATTCCACCCTTGAATGTGATATTTGCATTATTTTTTCACCCCCTTATCAAAATTGAATTGTTCTTCATAAGAAAATACATGTTTTGCTGCTTGTCTTTCTTTTATTTTCATAATGAATTTTTTGAATTCTTCAAATTGATTTGGGTATAATACAAAACCAATTCCATGTGCTTTTCTTATTTTTTCAATGTTCCAAAGTTGAAGTTCTGATGGTTTACCATGTTCACCTTTAAGTTCAATTCCTAAAAAGTAACCATTACAACAAACAAGTAAATCAGGAATTCCACTTTTTGTGTATGCTGCACCACCCCAATATTTGATGTACCAACAACCTTGTTCATCAAGAAATTTTTTAACCTTATTTTCAAATTGTTTTTCTGTTGCCATTATTTATCACCTGCTTTCACTTCAATTTTTATATAAGATTTTTTGTCAGAAATCTTTGTATATTTCTTTGCGATTTCAGGTTGTTCTTTCTTTAATTTTGCACTATCAATTGAAGAAGTTGTTGAAGGTGCATAATAAGTAACTTTTATTATTTCATTATCAAATTTTGTAACACCATACTTTTCCATTGCTTCAAGTAATTTTTCTTTCATTGTCTTTTCTTGTTCTTCAATTTGCTTTTTAGCTGTTGTTAATTGTGCAATTGTATTGATAATTTCTATATGTGTATTTTTAAATACTTGTAAATCTGTTTCACCTTCGATTACAGAATGACCACAATCAACTGGATTTAATAAAATACATTTTGATTCACAATGTTTATTTTCTTCGCATTCATAACAACAAAAATCGTATTCGTGTGGACAACCTTTTTGTGTGCATTTAGTTCCCATAATCATCACCACCTTTCATTTCTGATTCTTCATATTTTTTGAACAACTCATCATTAAAGTCTTTTCTTTTTTGTAATGTTTCATATACTGCTTCTTCAATGCTGTTTCTACACATCATTAAGTAATAAAAACATGTTTGACTTTGTCCAATTCTGTGTATTCTTTTTTTGCTTTGTTCAAATAATTCTGATTTATCTGTTAATGTGAAATAAACAATTTTATTTGCTTTTTGAAGATTTAACCCCATTGCACCAGCTTGATATTGTACAAGTGTTACTGAATTATCTTCATTTTCATATGCTTCCAAATCCTTTGTTTCACCATTTATTACTGAAAGTGGTTTTTTACAATTTTCAACAATATTCTTTAATCTTCTGAATTCTTCATTAAAATTGTAAAAAACAATCAATCTATCATTTGTCGATTCAAGTAATTCTTTAAATGCTCGTAGCTTTTCTTTGTTATATTGACCACATAATTGTCTTAAATATAATCTTTTAGTAAGTGATGTATCACCAACTAATTCAATTCTTGGTGTAACATCTTCACCTTCAAAATCTGAATGGTCATGAAATTCTACAAGGTTTCTAGTGTCTAGTGTTAACACACAATCTTTTTGAAATTTTTCATATTCATATGTTTTATTAATTTTAATTGGAACTTCTATTTGACCAGGTAAATCAAAACATTCTTCTGTCTTCATAAATACTGCACCATGTTCCCTTAATTTTTGTTTTAACCTATCAACATTTTTATAGGGTTCTTTCTTATCTACATACCAAAATGGTGTACCACCCAAATTTTGTTTTCGCCAATTTACATATTGCTTGTTATATAATTGTTCTGAAATATTCCAACCTAACAAATGTATTTGTGACCACAAATTTTCATATTTTCCTGATGATGGTGTTCCTGAAAGTAGTATTACATTATCAGGTTTCATTTTTAGAATAAATTTCGTTCTTTCAGCCTTTGAATTTTGTATAATGGAACTTTCATCAAGTAATAGTGTAAAGTGTTCTAAATTTTGAAAATATGACCTTCTAAATAGCAAATCATAATTAATTACAATCACAGTTGGACAAACATTCACTTCAATTGCTTTTAAAATGTATGGTACTTTTTCCTTTGTTCCATCAATAACTGTAAAGTAAAATGGATAATATTTTCCCAAATGTTCCATCCAATCTTGTATTTTCGATTTTTGACATACTAGAACATTCAATTGACTTCCAAGTTCTTTCATTTTTTCTGAACCAACAAAGGTTTTTCCAAGCCCCATGTCAAGATAATATGCAACCCTGTTAAAATCAGTTGTTAAGTCTAATGCCAAATTTTGATGTTTGTATAATTCCATTTATATCCCCCTATTCAAAATCACCAATGTATTCTTTTAATCTTTTTGGACTTATGTGATATGACCATTTACCTTTTTTCTTTGAAGCAAATCCAAAAGGTGCTGTTCCCATTTGAAGTGATGTTCTAATAAATTGTTCAGATTTTTCAAGTAATAATGCAGCTTTCCAAACTGGAACATTGTGACTTCCTGGTTTTATAGAAACATCTTTTTCATCTTCTGTTTCAAGATATTCAACTGTACATTTCAAAACTTCTGCAATTTTTTCTTTAACTGGTTTTGATGGAATGTTTTTTCCTGATTCGTATTGACTAACAGAAGATTTATTTTTCCCAATTGCCAATGCTAATTCGCTTTGTGACATTTCTATTGCAATTCTTTGTCGCTTCATATTACTTCCAAAACTCAATTTATTAGTCACCGCCTTTCCTTGTATCCGTTAAGATACATTTAGTCTAAAAAATTTTTCTATTTTTCTTCTTAATTTCATTTTATCTTCATGATTCCAATATCTAATACTTGATATTCCAAAAATAATCATGAAGATTATACATTTAATTATTGCTTCTTTCATTCCTATTGAACCAGTTTCCAATGCACCAACTGTTCCTAATAACATCATAAAACTAATAAAACATATCATTTTAATTACCTTCTTTCTTTCGTTTCTTTGTATCTGTTAAGATACATTTAGCTTAAAAAAATTTCGACTACTTCCTTGTCTGTTAAATTATATCTTTCTTTTATAATTTGAATTTCGCTTTGTGTAAATTCTGCACCATTTGTGCTATTTCTTTTTGCTGATAATCTCTGTTGTGATAAATTTAATGCCCTTGCCAATGATTCGTTATTATCACCATATAATGCCATTTTAGAATTTAATAAATTCAAGTTAACCTTCATTGGTGTTCCCCCCTTCTATGAATTTGTTTTTGTTATACTGCTTCATAATTTTTACCTTTATTTTTTTATTTTTTAATTCTTCAATTGATTCTACTTTATATTTTTGTTTATTCTTTTTTAATTTTTCAATATAGTCTTCATATTCTTCTTTACTATCAAACTGAATCAACTGATAGATACATGCTGAAATGACTTTTTTCAATCGTTTCACCTTCTTTCAATTTATTTTGTATCTTGTAGGATACACATATAATATACCTTAATTTTTTCTTTGTCAATACTTTTTGAAAAAAAATTTTACATTTTTTCAAAAAAACTTTCAAATATTGAATAAATATGCTAAAATAGTGATATAAATAAATACGAAAGGAGATAAAAAGATGACAACTGCTGAAATAATTTTCAATTATAGAAAAAAATATGACCTTTCCCAAGAACAATTTGGTGAAAAGGTTGGTGTCAATCGTGCTGCTGTTTCCAAATGGGAAAAAGGTCAAGTAAAAGAAATGAAGGGTAAAACTATTTTAAATATTTGCAGATTGATTGGTTGTACCCCTTACGAACTTATGGGTTGGGATGAAGAATTTAATCATATGAATAAGTTAAGTAATGAAACAAAACTTATTGAAGCAATCCAATTACAATATGGGAAAGATTCCGTTCAAATGTTAGATTATTTTACACAATTAAATTCAGTTGGTAGAGAAAAAGCAATTGAAAATATAATTGATTTAACATCTATTCCCAAATATATTGTACAGGAAAAAAGGGATGTAAAGGCACTGTAATTTATTATGATTTTAGAAAAAACAGAAAAGAATAGTTCAAGATGGTTCAAAGTAAACTTTTCAACCTTGAACCTATATAAATTATTAAAAAATAAACATTTCCCCCAATCAGGGTTCAAGATGGTTCAAGGTGAAATCAATTTATTTTAAAATTTTATAAAATAAAAAATTATTAAATTTTAATGTTTTTATAAAAAATAAATAATATATAAATGACCTTGAACCTTGAACCGCAAATTTAAAAAATTGTTATAAATAAACACTTTGACTTGGTTCAAGGTGAAATGAAAGGATGATAAATATGAAATATCCAATAAAATATATGGTAAATCCACCAAGTAAAACATTTGAAATAAATGAATTAGAAGAAGAATTTTTCAATACTCTTTATGCAAAATTACCTGAAAAAGTTAATAAACATATAAATTTAATTAGAATGGCAACTGGAACATTAGCTGTTGAATGTGTTGGTTATTGTATAGGAAAAATCAAATTACAAGGAACAAAACATGATATGCAAATAATATCAAAAAATAACTCATATGTTATATCTGAAAATTTTATTGAACATATAGATGAATGGGTAAAATACATAAATGAAGAAATAATCAAAGAATTATAAGAAAGGAAAATAAAATGTTTGGAAAAAAGAAAGATAGAAAGAAAAAATCACATTCTATTAAATATGTAATGCTTCAAAATGGTTTATCTAATTTTATAAATGATTGTGTTATTGAAGTTGTTATTGATGAACCAAATAATACTATTAATTTTATTGAAGCAAAAAAGAATGGTGTTTCTGCTAGTTTATTACTTAACAAAATTATTAGATTAGAAACTGGTACAAGAGATAAAACAGTTGTATCAAATTCAACAGGTGCAGCAATCGTTGGTGGAATGGTTGCAGGAACAACTGGTGCGATAATTGGTGCTTCAACAGGTAATAAGGCACAAAGTTTGCAAACATTGAAAATAATTTATTCTTCAAATAATGAAGAAAAAGAAATAAATTTATATCAAACTAATTATGGGAATGTAAATGCCATAATGCTGATAAAAACAATACTTGATATAAATATTCAAGAAAACTTATCTGTGCCAAAACATATTGATTTATAAAATAGAAAGGATGGTGTAAATGAAGAATCCAAATGGTTATGGTACAGTAGTTAAATTATCAGGAAACAGAAGAAAACCATATGCAGTAAGAAAAACAATAGGTTTCAATGAAAAAGGTCATCCCATATATCTTCCAATTGGTTATACTGAAACAAGAGAAGAAGGCATGAACATGTTAGCTATGTACAATCATGAACCATGGAATGTTGACAGGGATAAGGTCACATTGGATTTACTTTACAACAGATGGTTAAAAATTAAATATCCAAAACTTGGTGATTCAACACAAAAATCTTTAAAATCTGCATATAAACATTGTAAAAAATACTACAATGCTATTTATAGAAAATTAAGGTCATTTGATATGCAAGATTGTATTGATAATTGTGGTTGTGGATATTCAACACAATGGGCAATAAAGAATTTATTTGGTCATCTTGATAGATTTGCATTTGAAATTGATGTTGTGGACAAGATGTATTCACAAATAACCACTGCCCCACCAATTCCTGATACTGCGAAAAAACCTTTCACAGAAGATGAAATTCAAACATTATGGGAACATAAAGATGATGAATGGGTTGATACTGTTTTAATGTATTTATACACTGGTTTCAGATTGAATGAATTATTAAATATGGAAACCTTATCTGTTGATTTAGAACAAAGAATTTTCAAAGGTGGTTCAAAATCACAATCAGGAAAAGACAGAATTGTTCCAATACACCCTTTAATATTTGATTTAGTTAAGAAAAGAGTTGAACAAGGAAATAAATATTTGATTTCATACGAAGGGAAAAAACTATCACAAAGTAAATATTATGAATTTTGGAATGAAATATTGAATAAACTTGAAATAGAACATACACCACATGAATGTAGACATACTTTCAGGTCGAAGCTAGATTCAGCTGGTGCAAACAAAAAATGTATTGATTTATTAATGGGTCATAAATCCAAAGATGTTGGTGAACGAGTTTATACACATAAGACAATTGAAGAATTAAGACAGGCAATTGAACTCATAAAAACTTGATTTTTAGTGTTGAACTAATAACAAATTAGTAACAAAATAATCCCCGAATGGCGATATGGAAGCCATCCAGGGATTTTCTGTTTACATTATATCATGAATAATTGAAAAATACAAGTATAAGTTTTTCAGTATTTTCAAGGGTTTGTTGAACTGTTCAATGCTCTAAAATCATGTAAAATCACCTTCGTTAGTAACAGGTTAGTAACAAAATTTTTTAAAAAAATTTTGAATTATTTCCCAACACCTTGGTTAACTAATTTTTGAATTCTAGCAGCATCATAACCAGCTTGTGTAAGTCTGTATGCTCTGTCACCACCATTGCCCCATTTTCCTTGCCATACTTCTT